GAGGATGTGTTATGAGTCGAGAGTTCTTTTGGTCAATAGTAATAGGTATTCTACTGTGTGGATTTGTCATTTATTTGACTGAATTAGGTAGAAAATCAGAAGTAAATTGTGCAATGTTAATGGGAGGTTGGCATCCAGACATTCCTAAAAGATTTGCTGAAATGTGTATCGCTGCTAAACAAGAGAGGAACGACAGATGAAACCAATAGCTTATATATCAGAAGGTGGCATATTGTTTAAAGAATCACCTCCTGATTCAATGATTAAATTAACACCTTTGTATGCAATGCATGAACTAACAGATAGGGAAATTGCATCCGTTTGTAAAGAACATTTAGCACCTAAAAATTGTGATATTTATACATTTGCAAGAGAAATATTACAGAAAGCGAGTGAGAAATGAACCAAAATATTTTTTGTAGCAAATGCCACAGAATACCTAGTCAATGTTGTTGTTCGTCAGCAAAAGAACTAACCGATGAGGAAATAAATGAATTATCTGAAAAACATTTAGATATGGATTGGCAAACTGGGGTAATTGAATTTGCAAGAGCAATTTTAAAGAAAGCGAAAAATGATATATAAAGAAATAGAACAAGGCTCGGAAGCATGGCTACAACTTAGGCTTGGAAAAGTTACAGCTAGTAGAGTTGCCGATGTCATGGCTAAAACTAAAACAGGTGTATCAGCATCACGAGGCAATTATTTAATAGAGTTGGCCTTACAAAGGGTAACAGGGGTTATAGAAGCCTCATATACCAATGATGCTATGCAATGGGGTACGGATAACGAACAAACTGCTAGAACAGCGTTTGAGGTTGCTCATCAAGTCTTTGTAGATCAAGTTGCATTTGTCGATCATCCTACGATTAAAGATTTTGGATGCTCACCTGATGGCATTATTGGTGATTCTTTGCTCGAATTGAAGTGTCCATATCAATCAGCAGTACATTGGTCATATTTTAAGGATGGTTGCCCATCAAAATACTATACCCAAATCCAAGCACAAATGAGTTGTACCGGTGCTAAATCAGTCTGGTTTGTATCATTTGACCCAAGGATGCCAGCTCGATCACAGTTGTATATTGAAGAAGTATTAAGAGAAGAAGAATTTATTAAGAAGATGGAAGAAGAAGTTTTGAAGTTCTTGAATGAAGTAGAAGTTGAAGCAAGTTTAATGAAAGGTGAATGAAATGGGAATCAAATATTATGTTAAGGCAGCAGTTAGTGAGTACCAAGATAAAGATGGTAAGGCAAAGAAAAAGTATCAATCAATAGGAATCATCCTAGAGACTAAGAATGGCCTCATGCTAAAGCTAGAGACTATTCCATTACTTAGTTTAAAAGATGGTTGTCTAATTGCTTATTTAAACGATCCTGAGCCTATTAAAGACGCATTTCCTAAAAGTTTAAATGATATACAAGACGATGCACCCTTCTAGGAGAGTAATTATGAAAACTTGTTTTAAATGCAATCTTAATAAACCATTGGTTGATTTTTATAAACATTCAGCAATGGCTGATGGTTATTTAGGAAAATGCAAAGAATGTGCCAAGTTAGATGTTCTGCAACATAGAGCAAATAATTTAAAAAAAATTAGGGAATATGACAAAGAAAGATCAAAAAATCCTGAAAGGAAAAAAGCCAATGTTATAAATAATATGCTTTGGAGAGTTAAAGATAAACGCAGACAAATGTGCCATAACGCAGTATCAAGAGCAATTAAATCTGGGTTATTAAGTAAGAACCCTTGTATTAAATGTGGCAATAAAATTAGTCTTGCTCACCATGAAGATTACGATAAGCCTTTAGATGTTATATGGTTTTGCCAACCTTGTCATAAACAAAGACATAAAGAAATTAATCAAGAATTGCAATGTTTACAGAACGAAAATTATCCCATTTTAAGGAGAACATGATGAGCCAATACGAATTGATTGTTATTGCACTTAGTAAATGGATTAGCCCTTTGGATGCACTTCACAAAGCTGGAACGATGAAACTATCAACCAGAGTTGGAGAACTTCGAGCCAAGGGTTACATTATTGAAGATAGATGGCATGAAAGTAGGAAGTTCAAAATGTATAGATTGGTATCCAAACCATGACTCCATACACAACTCGAACAGGTGTTCAGATAGGGATTAATTGCCAACCACGAGCATATTTTGAGAATGATCGAGATATGCTTAATCTCCAAGAAGCACTCCTTAAAAAAGAGGTTTCTTGGTGGATGTTATTTAAAAACTGGTTCTGGTAATTAGCCAATCATGGTTAATGCAACAGTTTCGACATCGGCTACACGCTTGAGCCATCCTTTACCATATGTTGGGAAGTTATCCAGTGACTTGTAAAACTCTTCTTTGTTATTACTAAACTTTTTGAGCAAGTCTAAGCCGTTAGCTTCTTGGATTGCCTTTATAGTTGCTGGTCCAAATATACCATCTGGAGTTACTCTTAGCGCTTTCTGTATCATTTTACGAGCAGCGGCTGGTCCAGCATTAATAGCAAAATCAAACACGGCATAATCCACACCATTAGGTAAATCATCACCTCGAACGGCATCCCAATAATTTTTCTTGTATAGTGGTTTAACATCTTCTTTCTTTAACGCTTTCATATCATCCTGAGTAACAGTGTGCCCGATATATTTTTCCCAGTTAGCTTGAGTACAACCCCACATGGTGCAACCTTCACGGCCATCAGGTAAATGATTACCTTTATCACGTTGGTCATTAGTGAATCCGCCCTCATGGGCTACAACCATAGTAAAAGATTTATCCCAATTACTTAGCATTTTTCTTCATCTCCATAACCTTCTCCAGTGTCCTACCACCAAAGTAAAAGCTCATAATTAACATGCCCCATTGGCCTAGCAGCTCCACATAATTATTATTAACTTCAATATCCCAAGCACTCATCAACCCAAATACTGTATATGTTACCAGAATGAATATAAGGGTCATAGGGCGTATGTTCTTAGATAACCAAGAGTCTGACATCATATCTGCTTGAACACGCTTAGTCAGTTCTTGCTGTTCGCTTACATCTGCTTGTAGTTGAGCCAGCTCACCGTTTTGGGCTAGTGTAGCCAATTCTAACTGTGCTTTGGCTTTAGCCTCTGGGTCTGGTATCAACTTATCAATTAACTTACCACCGATATTTAGTATTGCATCAAGTCCTAACATTCTTTAGCCTTTCTAAAATGAAGCAATGCTAAGTCAAAAATAATAATAGATGCACCAATATCCTTAGTTATCCACAGAGGAAACAAAGTATCTATAGGATACGCACCATACTCAAAGAAATGTAGTGACCTCATAACTTGTACCATTAAACCAGTAGTCATTACAAATATGCCAATTTTAGATAGCATACGCATATCAGTAAAGAATCCACTAAACGCTAAAAAAGCTACTGTAAAGACTGCAATCAGTTCAATTACCAAGATAGACATGAGCCAATGAATTAATGTCATTTCTTTGCTCTTTTATGCTTAATTTCGTCTGCCACTTCACCAATGTCCATGTGTTCACGCTTGACCATGTAATTAGATACCCAATTAATGACAGCTACGCTACACATTCCAAGCACCCATGCTAATCCAATTAACACATCTAATTTCTCAGAACTAATACCTAACTTTTCTGCAGCTATTCCTGTAAATGCAAAGCCTGCCATTGCAGATATACCACCGGCAATAAAGACAGATGCAACCTTACCTTTTTCTTGTAGTTTTTCAGGAGTCCAGAACATTGCTAGACTTAATCCACCAAATAATCCACCAAGTGCAGGTGCTAGTTTTTCAATCAGGAATCCTTCTGGCATCATTTCTTATTCCAAAGTTCAAACAGAGTCTTAACTTTTTCTTCAAGAACAGACACTTTATTATCCATTTTGGCAAGGACAATAACTAGAGTAACAAACCCTACTAACAAAGGCCATATCTTTGCTAGGATGTCTACTGTATCCATTATTTAATTACTACTGCTTGTACAAGTTCCATAAAATTATCTTTGCCAAAAAATGTAATAACAATAAGTGCATAAAGCATATATTCAATACGAGCCATACGCTTAGAGCCTCGTTCGAAAGATTCCTCTATTCTCTGGTATCTTTCAGCACATATCGCCTCATGAACCGATATACGCTTATCGTTTTCTGCTTCCATTACATACCTTCGCCTTGAACGATGTATACAGTAGATGCACTTGTAGCTAATCCACTAAAATAGGCTTCTCTAGTAAATCGTAAGACTTCAACAGCACCAGGCACTAATACAATCGCAGGACTTGGATCACCAGCTACCGGTGCAACAGCATTAGCAGTAGCAAGTGCAGCAGTTGAACCTACTCCTAAAAATACAATATTAGAACTTGAATTAATAATTCGATATTGTCCTGTTGATTGTGCATCGAACCTTGCATCAACTAATGCTTGCACTCCAGTTGGTGCAGAAGCAGCAGCAGCAACTACTACCGTTTCGCCTAATGGTGCAAATGCAATTTGACTATTCTGTGCCATGATTAAATCCTTTCTTGTGCAGCTATGTATTGTGCAATCACAGATTCAGTATGTGTAGCATTACAAATAGCTTTTACACGATCTTGTTCAGCACTATAGTCATCACCAGGGGCAACAGTATGACGATGAAACGAACTACTAATTTCTTTTCCATCTTCCATAATTGCAGTCTTTGTGCGTACTTGTACACAACCATTTTCGACTACTTCGATTTTATCTACGACTTCAATTTTTTCTAAACCCATTTTAATCTCCAATTAAAAATAAACTAATGTAAATCAACCCAATTTGCACCATCATAAACCTGTAATTTGCTTGTTGATGAATTAAAAATAACCATACCTGCCAATGGTGTTAAAGCATTTCTTTGTGTTGTAGTTATACCAGCATATTGAACTGCACGAGTTGTGCTATCAAATTTTACTAAAACACTTGTACTGCCTGAATTTTCAGAACCGATTACAACCCCACCACCAACTGGTTGAACGACAACAGGGCCATAAGGATCGCCACCAATTCCAGTTCCACCTTGCAAACGCAATTGACCGCCTGCAGAACTGCCTACAGGGCCAGCTGCATTGCCACCAAAAAGATATAAATCACCGCCTTTTAAGGCTGCTGATGTTGAAGAACTAGAAGCACCACCAAGAACTAAATCACGACCAACAACATTTTCTGGATTTAACGGTGCGCTAATATTACTAGTTCTAATGCCAGGCAAACCACCACCCATAATTAGATTATTTGTTCCAACATCCCTGTAAGTATTAGCATCTTCATTTTGTAAAACAATTATATTTCTTACAGATGTTGATCCTAAATTTAAACCAGCAGAACCATTTGCTTCAACATAAGTAGATATAAAATTTGCTATACCTTCAATTAACATTCCACCTATAGTATTGTTTTCGCAACCCACATTTACACCAACATGATATCCAGCTTGGGCATTACCATATTGTTTAAATCCGTAACCTGCATTTCCAGTAAGATTAATATCATTAAAAACACAGACGTTACAGACGTTATCTGGAGCACCTAAAGTGCCTGGGCCTGTACCGTCAATTCCAATTCCATCTCTACCATTGGCTGAACAAATAATATTTACAAAATTTGCTTTGAAAGTTCCGTTAGTTCCAGTTGCTAATGTGTTGTCGATGTAAATACCATCCAAGGCATGAGAAAAAGAACCTATATTTTGAACATTTATATATGAAACACCCCGAATAACAATACCACTTTTACCATTCCCTGCTAAACCCTTAACATTAAAGGAGTCAAATGTACATCCAGCAGCAGAAGCAGTTATTAAAACACCATCAAAATTACCTTGTTTATTTAAATTTGTAAATTCTCGTTGCCCAAAAACACTTACATTTTTATCCCAAACTAATTGGGAAGTAAAAAGATAATTACCTGCTGGAATATATAAATTTTGTTTTGATGTTGCAGCAGCAGCATAAGCTGCATTTAAAGCAGATGTATCGTCTGTAATGCCATCTCCAGTTGCACCAAAGTCAGTAGCACTTAAATACTGCCCATCAATCATTGAATATGTAACTTTAGTTAAAGACATAATCTTTCCTTACTTTATTTTAAGCAACAACATATTGACCATTTACAGTAACTGAACCAGTATTAGTTATTGCTATAACACCTGAATTTCCTGTTGCAAGTTCGTATTGTATTAAAAATCCTTGTGTAGCAGAAACCGATAAAAAGGCACACATTGGAGCACTCCCTGCAGGCACTATAATACCGCTGTCTAAACGATATGCAAAAGAACCATAAGAAGTTGCGCTACTAGTAAAAGGATATCCTGCGATTTGAGTAAATCCTGTTCCTGTATGTGCAGTCCAATCTAAACGAATTTGAAAAAAAACACGGTTTCCTATTTTTGTGTATGTTCCAATTTGAGTATTGTACGTTCCTGTTCCTGCGGTTGTACTTCCTACAATAGTTGGTGTAAAAGTACCTTCTTCATAATCATTGAACAATTCGCTTGTGCCTGTGCCTGATGTTGCAGAAAAGTCAATACCTTGTCCATTTGCAATAACTACATTGCCTGATAGTTTAATATTGCCTGTAACTTCTAATTTTTCAGTAGGATTTATTAATCCCACACCAACTCGACTATTTGTGGCATCTGTATAGAATAAATTGGCATCTGTATCACCTTCTATTCTTACATTATAAATAGCACCAATCTCATTAATGACTAAGTTAGATGTACCAATAATCATCTTTTCAGTAGATGCACCACCAGTTGCAGTTTCAAAATGAAGCTGTCCTTGTTCAGCACCTGAAGTTGGACTTAGAATTGAAGCATGAATAAGTGCATATTGTTGCTTATTACCTGCTGAATCTTCACCATTAAACTCAATTTCGCCAAGAGTATCTGAAGCTGCTGGAGTTGCTGAATCTCTATATAAGTCTAATAAAGGAGCTGCACTAGCACCAGCATCGGTAGAATTAAGAGTTATATTAGCAAAATTACCATCCGAGCCACCTTCAACTCGTTGCCAGACTGCACCGTTATAAACTATCCAATCACCTATGCCAAAGAATAATAACAAGCCACCAAAAGTCTGTGTTCCTGCTGTACTGGTAACATAATAGTCACCTTTTGCACCAGTTCCATCAGCTAATGTCGGACTGTTTGTTAAGGCATTCCATGTGCCTTTATAGTTCAAAGCACCTAGTGCGTTTGTAATGGATGATATTGTTTTTAACATAATTTTCCTTAACCAAAGACAAATTCGATAATCGATGTAAGTGGTGGTGCTTCACTAAATGTTACACTACCATTGGTAAAACTGTAAGTATTTTGATTCTGATAAACACCATTTATATAAATAGCACTTGGATCAGAACTTACAGTAAATATTGTTTGTGTACCAGTTCCAGTTGCATTAGTTGCTAATACATTTGCAGAACCTAAATTTCCACTAAGTGAAGTATAAACTACTGTACCTTTTTTATCCTTAACTTGAATACTATAATCAGCACTTACATAAAAACGAGCTGGTGTACCCTGATAAACAGGATAACCACCAGATGTTCTTATAGGTTGAGCAGCAGTAATCGTTAATCCACTATCCCAATATACATTAATTGGGTTTGTAATTGGATTTAAATTAACTGCACCAATATTAATATAACCATCTTCAAGAGGTTGTCCATCAATATCAGCAAATGCTGGATATGGAGCTTCTACTGATTGGCTCATTTATTGATTCTCCTCAATGTTTCTGCCTGATTGTAAGGCACTTTCTAAATACTGTATTCGTTGATCTACTTGTTTTGGTAGTTTAACTGCATCTGCAAACCTTTTAAATGATTGCGAATTAGCTGCTTTAGTAATAGTTGCCTTACTTGGTGTTCCTCTAGTGGCAGATTCAATTAAAAGATTTTGGAAACCTTCATCAGCAAATAACTTACCTGCAGCCTTTACTCCATCTTTATTGCCTTGGGTTAATGCTGTCATAACCATTGAAGTTCCACCAGCAAGAACAGGCCCACCCATTGCAGTAGCAGCAACAACTGTACCTTTTGCAATAGTGCTTTCCATCAGTTTTCCAAGTAAATTCTCAGCTTGCATTCCTTGCAATAGTGCTTGATTTGCTTTTCCTGTTGTTAAAACATTGGCTCTAGCATCTGTAAGACGCTTAGAGACTTCAAATAAATCACGCAATACACCTGCTGACTCTGTGCCTAAAGTGTCTACAATCGTCTTATATACAGGTGGATTGGCTCTTAGTTTAGGATAAATATCTGCAAATTCTGAGAACCCAAAGCCACCTTTTTCAGCACCTCTGGTTGATCTGGTCACAGAAGCTAAAGCAGTAGCAATAGTTTCTTTTCTCAAATCTTCTGGTACAGCCTTTAATAATCGATTAAAGTCACCAGTATCACCTTTTGATGCACTTGTAATAGCTGTTCGCATCTTATTGGCAATACTTCCTTCAATGTCCTCACCAAAAGCAGTAACAATTCTCTGCCCTAATGCACGTTCTTTAGTATATAAAAGATTCGCAGCCCTTAATTCTTTTCTTAAAGTGTCACCTCCAACATTAAAAGCATTTGTAAGTTGATCTTCACTCAAGGCAGCATATAAGCGTTTTAAATCAGCTTCTGCCATGCTTCCATAAGGTGATTCTTCTCTTTTTAATGCTTTACCAATAAGACTTTTTTCACGCATTAATTGACCATATGTGGCTTTGCCATCAGTAACCATTTTTAGTAAATTCTTTTCGGTTGCTGACATTCCTTCTTTCGTTACTTCTTTTTCAACTGCCTCTAAAGTCTCTCTCAGTTTAGGCAAGCCAACAATCATTTCTTTTTTAATTTGTTTATTTGCACCATCGTAAAGAATTTTAGCTTCATCTGCCAAAACCTTTTTTTGATTAATAAGACTATCTTTAATCTTTTGCGATACAACCCCTGGTGCAATCGTACCCTCTACAAATGTAGCATCAAACTGCTTAATAACATCATCAGCCTTATCAACTGCATTTGAAACTGTAGTTCTCCATGCAGCTTCAGCTTCACCACCAGCGACTGATCGAGTTAAACCTGCTGCAGCCCTTATCTGTGGATTATCACTAAAAACATCTGCTGGTAATTGAATACCTAAACGATCTGCTGCTTCTTTTGCACCAATATTTACTTGTGCTAAATCAGCTAATTGATCTCTAGCAGTTTGTGAACCAGCACCTGTTCCAGATGCTCTTTTTACTAAATTACCAATTTCTTGTTCAGAAATACCCTCAATAGTAACTGTTCCAACTGGAGGAGTTACAGGTGGAGTAACTGGTGGTGTTCCTGCAGGTGGTAATGGTTCAGCTAATCCTGCACCCATTGTAGGCTCTACTTTAGTCGCAACTTGAGTTGGAGTTGTAAGTCTTTGAACACCTTGTTTAACTGCTGATACAACTGGAGGAACTGCTCGTTGAATTACTTGCCCTAATGGCCCAGTTGCTGTTGCTATACCGATTTCTTTAACTTCTTCCATGCCAGTACCACCACCAGCCAATGCTTGCGAAGTTTCAATACCTGCTTGTGTAGCACCACCCTTCAACATTGCACCACCTATTGTAGTTGCTCTACCTGCTGGAGTAAATAATCCAAATCCAGCGATTGCTCTTGGAATATCCCCTATAGTAAAGCCTGGTGGTATTGCATATTCTTTAGCATCAATAGAAGATTTTAAAATGTAATTACCCTTTTCATCTTGACGAACTGCAATATCAGGATAATTGCTTTGTAAAATCTGTACTGTTTCTTTTGGATTACTTAAAAGTGTCCCTAAAGCAGTCCTAAACGATGCCACACTCATTGAACCGAGTTCTGGCATAGATGTCCATTCAGGCAAAGTCTGTGTCTCAGGAGTAGCTCTTTGCCTTCCTGTTACTTGCTCTACCATGCCTTCAAAGAAACCCATCTCTGGCTTTTGTTGCCCTGCAATAAATTCCTCAGGAGACATAGGTTGATTTGCTACTGGAGCAGATTTAGGCTGACTTGCTAACCATTCTTCAGGACTCATCTTATCCCCTGTGATTGCTTATATGATTCCCATTGAGCATCAGTAAAGTTTGCTGGTCTAGTAAAAGTTTGTCCATTAACTATAACGCTGTTTGCTGATTTAGGTGCTTGCAATGGTACGACATTATCTAAAAACATTTGTGCAGTAGGACTATCTTTTGCAGCAGATTTTAATAAATTAGTACTTTTTTTGTATTGTTCTCTTGATGCACGTTCTGCCACATCAAAAATAATCCTTAATTCGTCTTTTGTAAAATTAACTTCACCTGATTTTGCTTTAGCTAATAAATCTTGTTCTGGCCCAGTAATTGCACCTTGCCCTTGTAAAAGTGAACGAGAGTTTAATGTCATTTCAGAAAGACCTTGAATTAAGGTTCTTGATGCTTCTATACCCTGTTTATTTCCTTGAAATCCTATAGCTTGTGCTACTTTTGCCATTGATAGACGTTGATCTGCCAATGGCCCAACAATCGCTTTGTCTAGTGCATCTCTATATCTTGGAATATCACTTAGTTGAGTTGCTGCAGAATTTGATTGATTATATAAATCAGGTAATAACTTAGCCAGTTCAGCTTGACCAGATTTTTCTAAATTATTTACATTTACATTAGTAACTGCAGCAGGTGGTTTTTTAAGAATTTGTATAGATTGAAATAAACCTTTTTGATCAGGTGTAAGGTTTTGGAAATCAATAGCTTCTTGAACACTTGGAGCAAGACCCTCTCTTTGTTCTTTCTTTAATTTTGCCTTAGCAAAGTCTCTAGCATAGAGTGCATCAATTCCACTTGTTATTGCTTCATTTTCTAGCTTTTCAAGTCTTGCAGGTTCAGATAATGAGGTTCTTCGTTCATCTCTAGCTTTTGTTATACCTTCATACCAATCTTTTCCAAATGTTGCTGCGCCTGAAAGTTCTATCATTCCTGATGCTTTTGCTGGATCAATATCAAACGCAGAAATAAAAGATTGCAATGCTCGTTGTTTATTTGGGTCTTTTTCTAAAACTAATTTTTCTTGAAGCATAGTTTGAGCAACTTTTGGGTCTGACTCTGCAGCCAAGAGAACTTGCGTTGAAAATAATTTATTAGCATCTTGCATCCTTTTATCCATACCC